CTCGTCCTCTAGGCCGAGGTCGGTCTCCGCTTCGGGTCCTTTCGCAAACTTCTCGAAGAGGCCCTGCTCGTTCCCGGCCGTCTGCCACCAATTGGCAAACCACTCCGGATCGCGTGCTTGACTGGCGAACTCCAAAAGTCCCTGAAGCTGCTGGGGTTCGATGTCTCCGAGCCCCAGCTCTTCGTAAGGCTGCCACTGCTTCTTGTAGTCAGCGGCCTCCTGGAACTTCTTGGTCACGTTTCCTTCGATTGCCTTCAGATGAGGCACCAACTGGTCGCGTACCTCTGGTGCGACTGAGTCGAGGTCGTACAACCCCGAGTCGGTGGCTCCGTCGCCCTGGCCCTCTGCTGGTGTGGGCTGTACGGCGTCGCTCATGTGCTGCTCCTATCTCCGACTGTGACCCTTGCCCCTGGCGTGGCTGTACCCGAAGGCCCTGGCCTACCGCTGTGGCGGTCCCTGGTCGATTCGTTTATGGGTGAGGTGAAGAGTTGTCTGCCGCCGCCCCGGAGTTCCGTTTTGTCACCGGGGGCTTCCGGCTGCCTGGTCCCTAGCTATCTCAGGCGGTTCTGGGATTGACTTCTGTCCGGCGTGCTGTCTTACGTCTCCGACACTCCGGCGGCGTGTCTCGGGACTCCCTTTCGAGACCCCGAGAAGCTCGTTACTTCCCAGCGCCAGCCGCTATCTGCTCGGCAGCCTTCTGGGCTGCGGCGTCGATCTCTTCGGAGACGCTGAGCGCCTCGCGCTGGCCCGGCGAAGCGGAGTCAGAGCCCTTCGCGGCCTGCTCCATGGGAACCCCCGTGGCGTTGCCGGGCGCGAGCTTCAGGGCCTCTCTGGCGCCTGGAGTGTCGCGGCCGGGCATCGGCTGTCCGAGCGCCTTCTGGAGGCCCTGAACGGCCTCTGCGACGCCCTTGGGAAGCTCAGCCCCGCGCGTGCGGGAGTTGAAGTGCTCTATCGCCTGTAGGAGGCGCTGTTGCTCGCCGCTCACCTGAGACCGGCCTTGGCAGGGCGGAGGTCAGAGACGGACGTTGTGAGACGCTCGGAGGCGCTGTCGCGCGTCCTGACGGTCGCCGTTTTGCCGTCCTGACCCAGTTCGAGGAAGACCCCGTAGCGGCCTTTGTAAGGGCCGGAGACCACTTCCACGAAATGGCCGACCACTGGCGCTGAGTCCTCGCGGACGTCGTTGGCGGTTCGCGCCACCGGGACAGGCGCACCCTTGAGCCGGGGGTCGGCCGGGGCCTCGGCCGGTTTCGCCTTGCTCGGGGCGGTTTTGCGTCGGGTTCGCTTGGTGGGTTTCGTCTTGGCAGCCATCTGGGCCTCCTAGGTCGGTTTAGGTGCCCACGATTCGGAAACCTCGTTGGGCTGAGTCTTGTATCCGTAGAGCTTGCAAGTGCCGCGCCCGTCCCAGTTGATGCAGGTCGAGCAGTTGCGGTGAGGGTCTTCGGTGACGGTGAGTCCGGGAGGCCGAGTCCCGGAGTTCGGCTTGTTGGCCTTCATCATCGACCGCATCGCGGCCTTGATCGCTTCGCTATCGGCTGCCATTGGGCTGGGGCGGGGGAGCGGCCTGTTGCTTTGCCACGTCGAGCAGGGCCGCGTGGGTTTCCATTTCCATGCCCTGTTGCTGCTCGGCCCCGGCCTGGGCCATCTGTTCCTGGGCCTGGGCGGCGACCTGGGCGTTGACCTGGCCGACCATCCGTTCACGGTGGGCACGAACGTGGATCAGGTGGAGTTCCTGGGCTTGCTTGGGTAGCTGCTGGAAGACCGCCGTGCGCTCGAACTCCTCGTGGCCGTCGATGTGCTCTTTGTCTTCGTCGTAGGGGTTGATTTCGACGGCTTCGCCTTGGGCCATCCGGCGGTTCTCGCGCTGGATCTGCTGCTCGGTGGTCGAGAGCGTCCCGAAGAGGCGATCGAGCGCACCGACCTCGTAGTCCTTGAAGAAGCGCCGCAGGTCGCGGGAGTCGGGGACCAGTCCGTACTGGAACATCGTCTGCAGGACCTCCAACATCGCCGCCTGCTTCGCGGCCTTGGAGCGGGGCATCGCGGAGCCGGCCTGGCACTCAACGGTCGGGTCTTCACCCATCATCGCCCCGCGGAAAGCGAAGATGTCCCAGATGCCGTCCTCGCCAGCGATGCGGATCAGGCGCTCATCGGAGTTGAACTTAGCGCGCAGGCGGGCGAGCTTGGTCCCGGCTTGTCCCAGCGCCGCCTCCATTTCCTGGATCTCCGGCCCGATGCGGGTGTCGTCTGCCTCTTGGAGCAGGTTGATTGCAGACGCGGCCGTGACGCCCGTGGGCACCGTGGCGTTGGAGACCTCATGGAGACCCGAGATCTCGGTGATCGACTCGGTAAGCCGCTCGATCCGTTCGCGCACGTAGGTCGGCACCTCCGGCGGCGTCAGGTACTGCGGAACCGCATCGGTGACCGTTGAGTCGTAGAGGATCTCCTCGCCCGGCAGGCCCGTGTAGTGGACGTTCGCCTGGCGGGACTTCATCAGCGCCGGGTTGCCAATCCGATTGGCGTTCTCCTGGATCTGGGAGTGGATCTTGTTGAGGGCGACATTGGGGCCGCGAAGGTGGGTGGTGATTGCGGTCGGCCAGAAGCGATCCGGAACGCGGATGCCGGGGAACATCACATAGGGCATCGCGTCAAAGGGATCGTCTTCCTCGGCGAGCAGCTGGTCCTTGGCCCAGACGACGCGCTTGCCCTTCGGGAAGGTGGAAGACGGTGGCCCCCAGCCCTCGAAGACCTCAACGCCCTTGTACTCGCTCCCGCCGCCTCCATTCAGGAGCGTGCCGAACATGCGCGACTCGACCGGGCCGCTACTGACTTCGGCATCAGGCTCTAGGTCAACTTCGTAGTGCTCCTTGAGGTAGTCAGGGGAGCGGACCTTCTTCTCAAAGGCGAACTCGAGCTCGGCCATCGAAGTCGCCAGAGGCTGAGGGTAGAAGTGGAAGGGAGAGACCACATCAACGCAGGCATCGCCCACGGCAACGGTCTTGGTGGTGAGGCCCTCCGGCAGGCCGCCTGGAAAGGTGTCGGCCTTTACCGGAGCGCCGTTTTGCTGGCGCATTACTTCGCCGGTCTGATCGACTACGAAGTCCTGCGATTCGCCCTTGGTTGAGTCCCAGTAGACCTTCCACAGCCCCGCGCAGACGATGTCCGCGAACAACTCAACCTGGTAGAGCTTCTGCTGGAGTTCGAGATAGGTCCAATCGAACTCCATGCAGCGTTCGGTCACTCGCGCAGCTGTGACATCGGACTCGTCCCCTGTGAAGGGAGTCGCCACGAAGGTCGGGCGGTTCTTGACCTTGCGGGCCGCGCGAGCGGTGACCGTTGGCAGGATGCGGTTGTCAACAATCGTCTCGCGCCAGGAAGCCAGCAGCGGCTTGTCGAGGCGTCCGTGGTTCCAGTAGAGCCACTGGTGACCGAGGAAGAACGCGAGGTTGAGGAACCAGTCCGGTTCTTCGGGTCGACGGGCCGACTCGAACTTGGCGAATTCGTTCTTCAGGTCTTGCAGGGTCGAGTCTCCGCCCAAAGCCTTGGAGGTGGCACGCTGACCCGCTGAATCAGGCACCCGGCACCTCCGGTGCGATGGTGCCGACAAGGTCGATCTCATCCGGCTCGGCGGTCATCAGTTCCTCGTCCGGCGTCGGCCTCTCCTGCGCCTGGCCGATGATGATCTCGGGATGTTGGATGCGCGTAAGCAGCGCGCTTCGCTCCAATGCCCATTCCTTCTCGCGGGCGGCGTTCTGGAGCCTCTCTCCACGGAGTGCGTAGGACAAGGCGACGATCACAGCGAGGGACAGCAGTGCCGAGTAGATCAAGAGAATCCTTCCGGTCGGAAGCTTTCAGCGACCAGTTCGAGATGCGACCAGGGGAGTTGTTCGGCCAGTCCCCCGGCACCCGAGACGACTTTCGAGAGGATCGCCCCGGTGCTGCCGAACTGCCCCTGCGGACCCTTCCAGGCATCGGTCCCCTTGCTTTGGGATCCGGGGATCGTGGAGCGCTGTTCGCACTGAATCGTGACGTTCCCGGCTTTGTCTTTCAGGTACATCCCGAATTCCTTCCAAGAGCGGGCGATACAGCGCATGAAGGGGTCGGCAACCGTGGAGAGGTCGAAGCTGGGGGGGAGGCGGAAGCACATCCCGTAGTGCGGCGCCCAAGCTTCTTCGCTCAGTCCGTCGGACTTGGAGGCTGGCCAGCGCCAAACCCCTTTCCGCGCGTTCGGGATCGAGAACTGCAACGCGTGCGGGATGTAGAGCCGACGGGCCTCATCTACTTTCAACAGGCCGCCGGCGAGGAACAGACCCGAAGCGGTTGAGGACCAGTGATAGCCCTTGCCGTTCACTGCGGGCCACGAGCCGTCAACGAAGTAGCCGGGGTTTTTCGAGGCTTCTTTGGCTACTGCTCCCGCCTCGCAGTGCCAGCCCGGTTTGTTGCGCGTTTCTTCGGAGGCATTGAGGGCCTGCCCCGTGGTGTGCGGGCCGTCAACCTCGAACTGGGACGCCTTCCAGAACTCCCAGTAGGTATCGGTCGAGCGCTGATAGATGCAGAGCGGGGAATCGGAGGAGATCGGCGTGGCAGGTCTAGCGAGATCGGGGATCGGGACTTCGGCGAAGGCTCCCTGCATTTCGCCGAAGAACTGGTTTTCGGTGTTGTCGATCGTGACTTTCTTCTTTGGCTGATCTTTGCCCGCGAAGAAGAACGTCGCGCCGCCGGTTTCGTAGCTCAACCCGAAGGTGTTGGCTTCCCCCTGAGCGACGATGTTGGCGATGTAGGAAGCGCTGTTGGGGTCTATCGGCGTATTGCTCGGAAGGCGGCTGTTCCAGAAGCTTGAACGCGCGAACATCAGCCGATATCCTTGAAGCCGCCCGAGGCGGAGTGCAACGAATGCCAAGCGCTTTGTCCCCGGTTGATGGCACCGCACCCCGGATTAGGGAGTGCCTGAGACTGGGTCGGGGTAGTCGATCTGGCGGACGGCCCACGGACAGGCATGCCAATGGGCCGCCGATCGCATTTTGTGCGCGCGAACATCATTCCTCGTTGTTGACGACGAACCGGCCGTTGATCCCGAAGTTGGCCCCAGGTGCGCCACCAAGCACGACCGCCCCAACGGAGTACTTGCCTTCGGCCAACGTGAATTTGCCCGATTCCCCCGCCACGTCGGTATTGGTGCCAGCCCCCGGTTCAAGTTCAAAGCTCGTACCGGCGACTTCTTCGTTAAGGGTCACCTTGCCGCCTGCGCGGGTGAGTGTGAAGAGGGCGACCTTGACTTTGCGGTTCACTGCCGAGCCCGCTACCTCGCAGGTTGCCTTGATCCGGCACTTAGTCGTAAGCCCTTCGACAGCCTCGTCGGCCGGTACCCAGTTGATTAGGAAGGGCTGGGAGATGTAGGGGTTGATTTCTTTGGCGTTGGCCTGGCCGTTGAGGATGAAGTACTTCGTGTTTTCGGTGGCCGTGGCTTCAATCGTCCCGGCGAACTCCTTGCGAGTCCTGTAGGGCCGCTCAAGCGCGGCGGTCGCCGTCGTGGCCAGCTTCGCCAGGGTGACCGTCCCGTCGCCGGGCACTTCGCCGACGGCGCGGCCTCCTGGCCCGACGACCACCAGCCGTCCTTCCTGGTCGCGGACAAAGCCCGAAATCCAGCCTTCGGGTCCGCCTTCGGAGACGACGAGCCGACCCTGGCTGTCGCGGACGAAGCCGCTGCTGAATTTTTCGGCCATCAGGCAGCCACCGGCTCTTTGTTACTTACCTCGGACTTTTCGCCGCTCTTGCCCTTTTCGCCCGCCTTCACGGCCTTGGAGCGAGCTGTGCGCTCGTAGCGGCGCTTGGTGATCATCGTGCGGACCTCCTCCGAGACGCCTTCGAGCTTCGGCTTGCCGGGGAAGGTCTTGACGGGGTGATCGACCAGCACGTTGGTGGTTGAGCGGAAGCCCTGGATCGCCTTGTCCTTGGCCTCGAGCTCCGCCACCTGGTCGGTGACGATCTGCTCGAGCTCCGCAATGGTTTCCTTCAGGCCCTGCGGGTCGAGGATCGTGAACGCCTCGGCAAGACAGTCCTCGCAGATGATCAGGTCATCGACGGGGACGGGCTCGGGGGTACCGGGGATCACAGGCCCGTCATAGGCCGCCTCGAAGTCCACGCAGCGGCCCTGGGGGCGCTGGAAGCAGCAGGCGCAGAACGGGGGTCGCCTATCGGCTAGCTTGGTCATCAGGACTCGATCTGGAAGATGTAGGTGCCGCGCGAGACCGAGGACTTGATCGAAGCGACGGTCCCGAACTTGGCGTCCACCATTTCGATGATTTCTTTCGGGGTGATCGTCTGGCCACCCGTGAAACGCAGGGAGATGTGGACTGTCTGCCCCGTGGTCGCTCCGCCGCCGACCTTTGTGGACGGATTGCGGCTGGCTTCTTCCATCTGTTCTTTGGTTTTTGTCGCGCTGATCGGCGTGTTCAAGTTCGCCATTTGATTCCTCTCAGGCGGCTATGCCGCCGAACTGGCTGACGTTGATTTCCTCGGGCTTGCTGAAGCGTTCTTGGTCCTCGCGCATGAGGCGTTCCATCTGGGTCTCTTTGCGCGCTGCGAGCACCTCTGGCAGGTAGGGGCGGCTCATCACCGCGTAGCGCAGGGCATCCATGAGGTGATCGTCCTTCTTGACTGGAGCCTCCCTGCCGTCCTCTCCGGTGCGCGGGGGCTGTTTCCAGCGGTACTTCTGAAGCTCGTCAATCAGGTGCGTGCAGTTGGACTGGATGAAAAGGCGATCAGTCTGGAAGCGCTCGCGGACCCGGTTGATCCCGGCGCTGACGGAGTTCTGGCCGGCGATCGTGACGATGCCGTTGTCCGCGTACTCCATCTGCGTCGAGCGCCCCGTCTGGTGCTCCTTGTTCCGAGCAGCGGGGTCGATCACGTAGTAGATCGGGTTGATCTCGAAGTCGGCGTTGGTCTCGTGGATTTCCTTGCAGACCTGCTTGGCCGTCATCCCGTGGTAGTAGCCCTCGTGAAAGGCGACCATCGTGTCGTCGGGGGTCAGGTAGGCCCAGACGACCGCGGCGGCGTTGCGGATGCCGGGGTCGATCCCTACGACGACGTTCACATGCTCGGGGATCGGGCGTTCAGCGGAGACGTGGCGCTCGCGGTTGAAGTCGGCGTAGATCAGTCCGTGCAAGGCAACGAACTTGCCTTCCTTGCGAGCGGCCTTCTCCTCGTCGGACATCCCGACCAGCGCGAGGGCGATGTCCTGCTTGGAGAGCGTCGGGTTATCTGACATATCGACGGTGACGATCTCGATCTCCCCGAGCTGCTCCCCGGACTCCTCGTCGCGGCGGATGCCCCGGTACTGGTCGATGGCGACTTCGCTCCCGCGCTGCTTCCACAGGGCATCGAAGGTCCAGGTCAGCCCGAAGACCGGCGTCATCGTGAAGATCAGATCCCCCGAGCGGGCCATGACGCGAAGTCGGCACTCGTTGAACACCGCCAGCGGAGGCTCCTCGTCGAAGTGGACCCGGTCGATCGAGGCGCCGCCCATCTTGCGGACCTCCTGCTCGTAGGTCATGAAGAAGAACTTCGAGCCATTTTGGAAGTGCAGGACCCGCAGATCCTTTTCGTAGGCGGACTTCCAAGTGCCGCCCAGCAGTTGCTCTTGGGGGACGAGGTTCTGGAGCTTCTCGATCAGCGTGGTCTCGAGGACCGGAAAGGACTCCGCCATGATCCGGCACAGAAAGGGCGGCTGAAACTTCTTGTAGGGCTTCAGCCGGGCGGGCAGGGCATCCTCATCAACCGCTTGGATGATGTCGTCGGCCAGGCCGCCCCAGGTCTTCCCGGACTGGTTGCCCCCGAAGAAGCACTTCGTCTGGGCAGTGAAGCCGTGGAATGCCTGCTGCTTGACGTGGGGCTCGTAGAAGGCCAGTGGATCGCGCTGGCGCTTTGCCTGGAGCTCCCGGAGGATCTGCTCGGCACGTTCCCTTTGCTGCGTTGGGAGAGCCCTGAGGCGCTCCCGGTCGATCTTGAAGGCCAACTACCCGACCCGATGACCCTTGGCGAGGGTCGAGCGCACATGAGAGCCCACGTACCCGTGTTCGGATACACAGCGCTTCACGGCTTCTTCAACCTGCTGGTCGGTGTAGGCGGTGTCGTAGACCGCGCCCTTGCGACCAGGCTTGTCGTAGATCACTAGGCGCTGCTCCATGCCCATCGCCTCCTTCGGCTGGGTAGGTACGGGACTCCGCTGCTTCGCGCGTTAGGCGCGTTCTGGCGGCCAAGGGACTCCGCTTCGCGGGGCTGCCTTCGTACTTAGGCTGAGGCTGGGGAGGCTGAGGTATTTATTTCCTAGATTCCGCGCGCTCGCGCGCTGAGATCCCGTCTACCCCTCCCCCTCGCGGGCATTCCTTGATTCGGTGTTCGGGCACTGTTCGGGCCTTGAGGCTGTAGGCAAGCTCTAGGCGTGGCCCTTGGCTCTACTAAGCCAAGTACTGCGAAGCGTGAGTGCGAGCCTGTCTGGCTGGCGCTCAACGCGCGTGAAGTGGTGCGAGTTGCGGCTGTGGGCACCTAAGCCCTAAGCTCTTCGGGCTGGTTCGCTTACCTAAGGTAAGCCATGCTCGCTGCTACGCAGCTCGCACCTTCGGACTACAGGTCTATCCGCCCTACGCGCTTCAGGGCAAGGCGTATCTCTTCCTGTGTCCGGCCTGGTACTGCCGAGCCAGCGACTATCACGGTCTCTGCTCCTTCGGCAAGCGCCTCGGCTACTTCAGGGTGCTGAGCAAGTGTGCCTACTGCGCCTGAATCGACTACGTAGACCCGGTTTGGAGGGCAATCGGAGAAAGTGACGACTTTTGACTCCATGTCAGCCATCCTAAGCCTCTGAAGCGGAGTGCCGCTTGTTTTCGCTTGTGGCCGGAATACCGAACCACTTGCCTTGGGGTTCGGGGTCGAAGTGCAAGCCGCCGCCACGGGCCTTAAAGGCTTGGAGGTCATCGGCCCGCTTGTCCTTCTGCCAGGGAAGCTCTGGGACGGTGATGCCTCTGAAGTTGCCGTTCTCATCGGGCATGTTCGTTCCCTTCGGTTTCTTCCTGTTCGCGCCAGTGTTGAAGGACGCCGCGAGCCAGGGCAAGGTCTTCGTCTCGTCGCTGGAAGTCGTCCGACCCCATGTTGTCCTCGTAGCAGTCTGCCCAGCCAAGTCCTGCTTCGAGCGCCTCGCGAATGCGGGTTGAGTTGCGCTGCTCGTCAGCCGTTGGCACGGTGAACGTCCTTTGGTTGGGCGATGAAGCGGTGACCACGTGGGCAGAGGAAGTCCATGAGCGGGGCGGGGTTGACCACGGCAACTTTGCAGCCGCAGGGCGCGTTTGGGGGCAGGCCGTAATCCGGGTGGGGGGAAGTGATCTTCTCGGGGCAGACCACGTAGCCGTCAGTCAACGTCTTCCTCCTCCACGACCACAGCGTCAACCACGTCCGTTTTCTCGGCCACTCCGAGCCGTACGAGCTCCTCCACCAGCTCGTCTGCTGCCTTTAGCTCCCTGATCTCTGTGGGCCTGTCTCGGAGCAGCTGGGCCTTCTCGACGTTCTGGCTCATCACGTTGGCCAGGGCGAGGGCGTTCTTGGCGAGGTGATCGGGATTGACCTCTCCTACGTTCTCGACGGCTTTCTCGATGTAGAGCTTTTGGGCGTCGTCGGCTTGTAGGGCTCGCTCGAGGGCGCGGCCGGCCACGTTCTCCGATACGTCCCTGCCGAGCTCCTGACGGATCTGCCAGTAGCGACGAGGGAAAGCCTTGTCTCGCCAGTGGCGCAGCTTCTCCCGTGGGATGTTGTCGATGCCCTCGGCCTTTAGCTGTTCGACGGTGGGCTTGTAGGAGCCGCCGTTTAGGACTAGGAGCTTGAGGGCGAGGTTTACTTCATCCTCTGAGAAGCGAATGCGGACACCGCGCTCGGTGGTGGCGCGCTTGGCCAGGGGGAGTTCGTCTGAAGGTGTCTCAGGGCGCTCGGCGACTTCGGCCTTTGTCTCGGAGGTTAGGTCGGGCTCTTGGGGCGACTCAGAGGGGGTGTCGCCTCGCAGCACTTCGACCAGGCCCGTTCCAGCGCTGCTCAAAAGATCTGCTCCAGGATCGAGCGTCGAGTGTCCGCGATCATTGACTTCAGCGCGTCCTCCATCATGCGCGCGCTGGGGGTCATGGAGGCACGGCGCTCGGCTTCGCGGCGGTCTCTCTCCTCTCTGGGGAGGTTTGCGAACCAGCGCCGCTCGGCTTCGCGGAAGGCGAGCTCCCGCTTGTTCTCTTGCAGTTTGAAGAGGGCCAGGCCGCGAGCGGGCACGAGACCCTGCGGCTCCGCCATAACGCGGATCGCGTCGACCTCGCCGTACTCGTCGTGGTAGCAGCTAGAGCCGTACTCGGGATCATCCGCGACCTGCTCAAGGCAGACCGGGCAAATGAGAACGCTGTAATGGCTCATGCGCCCACAGGCCCCACGTACGGTCCTCCGAAGTCCCACCGTGCCCTGTCGAGCAAACGACCTAGTGGTCCACCTATGCGCCTTCTGGCGCGCCTCATGCGGCGATCCTCGGTGGCTCCGTCGCGCCTTGGATGAGCTTCCCCACTGCGAGTTCGCACGGGTCGCATATTGGGCCGGGATTCGTGGTCCGAAGCTCGGCGTGGCAACGTGGGCAGCATCGACCCTGCTTGTACGGGCCAAGCTGGCGTTCTTTGGGTGGTTGAACCATGACGATGCCCATGCGAAATCCGAGGGAAGGGGTCGAACCTTCGTTTTGCGGTTCAGAGCCGCACGTCCTGCCGATTGGACTACCTCGGAATGAAGATCGGGTGGCCTGCGGACATGCAAGTGCTAACCCAACTCGGTCGCCGCCGGTCGTTCCTGCTCCAACCAGCTTCCAGGCCACTCGTAATTTAAGCGGCATCCGCGGATGGATTCTTGGCCCTTGTCTGAGCTAGCGAGATTTCCCGCTCCAAGGCCGCCAGAAGTGCCAACCGTGCCGTTGGTTCAAGGTCTTTCAGCGTGACCCGCAGGCGCTCTCTCAGTGCCTTTTCGCGGGCCTTCTGGTCCTCTGCGCGCTCCTCTCGCCGCAGTTTGCCCTGCACCGCGTATTCCTTTAGTGTCTCCTCGTCTAGAACTGCCGCATCCGGATCCAGGGAGCTCGAGGCCGAGCGCGTATAGCCGGGGCCTTTGGCGAGATAGAGAGAGCGATCGTCGCGGATTAGATAGCGCGCCTTCCAATCGCCTTGCTTGGTTCGGTTGTGGCCTTCAAAGACAATCCAGACGAGGGGTGAGTTGCCCGCCATTGACCTGCGGCTCTTGATTGTGACCTGTTCGCCCTTGACGAATGGGCAGGGCTGGCCCGACTCGTAGGGTCTGACAATTTCTGGACGCTCGCCAGCGAGAATCGCAGCGCGCTCCTTGGGCTTTAGCTTGAATCCGCTCACTCGCCCTGCTTTGAGGCAGGCACGGCAGAGACGCTTGGGGTCGGGCCGCAGCGTCGTCTTGTCGGCGTTGAAGACGTTGCGCCCACAAAGCGAGTACATGCCCGGCGGATCTTGGATGTGGATCTTGCCGGCGCCAGGTGGAACCAAGTAGACGAGTTCCCCCACCTAGCCCACCTCCCCTTGCTGCTCCAAGGTCAGGACTTCGGGAGCGAGACCGTCCTCTTCGACGGGCGCGTAAGCGAGAGCTTCGCGGCCTTTTGCGGTGAGGATTTCAGGGTTGCTCGGCCCCGGCCGGGATAGCAGCCCACGCTTCTGGAGCTTCTCTCGCTCTTTGCGATCGGGTGGCGCTTCGTCCTCGATCTTGTAGCGGAAGCTCGGCGTCTCGAAGGAAAGCCGACCCTCGGCAGCCGCGAGCAAGATCCTCTGCTGCTCTTCGGAGATCGGCCTGAGCTTCATCCCTCGCCCCCTTCAGGCTCGTCGCGGAACTCCTCAAGCTCGGCCTTAGTGGCATCTGGGTCAGCGAGATGGCACCAGCAGAATGGCTCGTATTCGCAGCCTCGCTCCTTCGAGTGTTCGGCCCACGGGTGTCCGCAAGTCGGACAGAGCGGAATCGTCGCTTCAGCCATCCTCGCCCCCTTTCTCCTCATTGGCCTGTAGCTGGTGGATGCGGTCGGCTACCTCACGGAACGACTGAGAAGCGTTCGCATAGGAGATCACTGCGTCGCGATCGTCGCTTTTGATCGCGTAGTCGTGGAGGACATCGCTCGCCTCAGCTTGCTCCTTCACCCACTCCAGAAGCTCTTGGAGCCGGGAGCCATCATCGACAGCCCCCGAAAACTGATCGCTAACTGATAGAGCGTTCGGTTCGCCCGGTGTATCAGTTTGGGTTGTGTCTTCCTTGGAGTCGAAGGGCCGCGAAACCAGTCTCGGCTCAAGCATCTCCGGGTCGCTTCGTCCAATAGCACGCCTCCGCTCCTCAGCCATTACGTGCCTCCTGGTCTCTCTGGGAGTCTGAGGGGACAGGGAAGACGGCATCGAAGAGGCGATCGACGTAGCGCACCGCGTGTTCGCTGGCGGAGTCGCGGTGGACGCCTCGCGGCAGCGCCTCGGTGAACAGCTTCAGGGCCTCAAGTCTCAGCCGCTCCCGCAGCTTCTCCCGGTACTCCCGAGAGGCGAGGGCCGAACTGTCGTAGGCCTCCTTCGCTGCTCGTAGTGCATCGCCGGAGACGCTCAGGCGATAGTGATCATCCTCGCCGCCAGGCATGGGCTTCGCGTCGATGAACGGAAGCAGGGCGCTCTCCAGCGTGTTCTGGCGCTCCTCTAGCCGCTCGATGTAGTCGCCGTTCTTTACGTCCTCGTCTAGCCAGTGCTGCCTTTCGGCTCGCAGCTTCTCTCTCTCCTCGTCGCTAAGTACTGGACTGGCGAGACTGGCACCTACGCGGGCTCGCGCGCCAGAATCCTTACCGCCCTGTTGGCCAGCTTTGACTTCATTCCCTTGCTCTGGTTGCTCTACATGCTGTTGGGCTCGGCCATGAGCAGGGCAGTCGTCGGGGAGGAGGTACTGCGAACAGGTGCAGGCGTCCTCTACATCTGTAGGAGACTGGGAGAGGGCGGCGGCAATCTCGTCCTCGATGTCAGCATTGAGGTGCATGTACGACACGCAAGGGCGACCAGGATGCGAGCGCTTCGGGTAGGTCGTGACGCGCTGTAGTAGTCCTCGAAGCTGCTCCACCTCCTCTCGCATAGAGGCTGCTTGTTGCTCTGCCCGATCAGCGCGCTTCTTTGCTGACTCGAAGTTCCGCTGCGCTGCCTCGCCAATGTGGGCAAGGTTGTGGATCCCGCCGATGACGCCGGCCGGGGTTCCGCCCGCGCCGTATTCGCCAAGTAGCTCCTCTGCTCGGCCGAGACGCTTGCGAAGTTCCTCTCGTTCCCGTTCGACCTCCTCCAACTCCGGGACCGGACAGACGGCTTGTGGCTCGTAGTGCGCTTCGTTCTCGTCGGAGCAAGTGCAGACTTCATTGCGCTCGTCGATTGGGCCATCGGATATTCCCCCGCAGCGCTTGCATATCAGCGCAACCCAGCGCTGCTTCGCCTTATCGGTCACTGGAAAGTGCGAGGAGCTAGCAGGCATGGGTGTAGTGGTCGCCAGGACCACCCTCCGGATTGCGGGACTCGTCTAGAGAGGCAGCTTCGAGATCAGCGACGCAGCTCGAGCAAAGATAGATCCCGTCCTCAACGCCGAAGCTCGCGGTCTCGCGGGGCGTCCACTTCTCGCAGCACTCGCACCGGACCTTGCCCTTGCCTTCTTCTAGGGCGGAGAAGAGCTTGGTACGGGCTGAGGTGAATTTGGCAGAGTTGGGCGACTGTTCTTCAAGGAGGGTCTCGTACGCCAGCACGTCGATCTCCTCAAGCGTCAAATCAACCAGTGGCATTTAGCGGCCCTCCTCGTTCTGTGGTGTAGGACCGTGGACCGGGCAAGCGGCGCGGATGGCGAACGCCTGCTCTTGAGTCACGAGCCGGTCGTATGAGCAGTTGCAGACCTCGGGTATAGAGGTGGCCTGTAGGGCGGAGAGGAAAGCGGCGACGACTGCTTGCTGGGCGTTTGAGAATTGCTCCATGTCGGCCCGCGACATTGGCGACAAGAAGCTGGGCCAGTCAGGATCGAGAACGGCAAGCGCAGCCTTCGTCGGCTCCCTGCTCTGCTCTATCGCTTCCAGCAGCCGGGCACAGAAGTTCTTGTAGATGGCCCCCAGATCATCGACGTGAATGAACGTCCCGTGCGGTCCCTCCTGGATAACGCCGAGGCGATCGAGGTATTCCCAAAGGGTGACCCCCTCCGGCACCTCTACGTGCTTAGTCATGGTCGGTCCCCCTTCAGCAGCTTGCGAGCCCAGTCGCGGTAGGCGCGGACATAGGCCGGCGCGGAGTCAGTCACCCAGTCGAGGAGGCGGTCCGCCTGACTCGCAGGATCAACCCGATCCTCTTGATCAAGCTCGGGCAGGAAGACGTAGGCGGTGAAGCCCTTGCCGACTCGCTTCAGCTTGGGTCGGGCGATTGCATCGCAAAGATGGGTGTCCGCCGATACTTCGCGCTGGCGGTTGGCCTCCAAGGCGAACCAGTTGTAGACGCGCCCTGGCATCTTGAGCGCCTGCCGCTTCTCCCCCTGCTTACTCATCGGTGTGTGGCTCCGCGGAGAGTCGGTTGATCTGGTCGGGCGTCAAAACAGCGAGCAGTGAAAGGCCGTCGTCGATCGCCTTGTTGCGGTGCTTGGGCCTCGCGCGGCGCATGTCGCGTCGGTCGGCGCACTGGTCATGGGCATCGGGCGGGCAGCGCCAGTGCGAGTAGCGGCTCCGCCCGGTCCCACCGTGAGAGCGGTGCGAGGTCTGGCAGCCGCAAACGATGCACGGGCCAGTGCGCTCGGCCACCTCACTCGCCATCGCCTCCCACCTCCTCGGAAACCGGGTCGTCGTAAATGCCCACCGTCGAGTCCTCATCCATTGGCTTGTCACAGCCGAAGCACATGGCTCCGATGGGCGAGTCGCCTGACTCGTCGGGGATGGGCATCGGTCCGTCGCAGCGACAGAAGACGCTCATTCGCCTCCCACCTCCTTAGAAGAGGCCGGAACGACGTGGCAATCTTTGTGCTGCTTCGGGTGGTCTGGATCGAGCCCGCAGCTACAGCGGGGCGCTCTGGCTTTCGCGGCGGCGTCCAAACGTTCTAGCTCGGTCTCCTTGGAGGTATCGGCAGCGGGGACGTAGCGCCGCCCGTCCGCGCCTTCGAGCGGACCCAGACACACCCGGCAAACCTCGCGGGCCGCGAACCAGTCGTGCGCCAGTTGGCGGTTCTCTACGTGCTCGCTTTCGAGCAGCGCGTTCGCCATCGCGTCTCCCGTCCGCTCTGTTTGGTCAGTGGGCATCGGTGCCTCCTAGGTGGTCGATGACGCGCGATTCGCGCTTGCATTGGCGGCAGCGGCGATGCCCTTTCGGGGTGCGGTAGAGATTGCTGCCGCTGTACGGGTGGCCCTTTGGGCAATGTGTCTTCCGAGCGTTCAGGGCGTAGAAGCCGTTACCGCGAAGAACGTTCTCAACGAGACTTACTGCCTCCAAGTGCGACGGGTTGACGCAGTTCCGTGTTCTGCACAAGTGATCGATGTGCCGTCCGCTCGGGATTGGCCCTACGAACAACTCGTAAGCAAGGCGATGGGCCAGCAGCTCCTTCCCAGCAACCCGAATCTGGCCATAACCCTGTCCTTGCTTGCCACCTACCCACGTCCAGCATTCGTCCTCGTCGCCGTTCCACACGACGCGCGCCATTATTTGATCCACCGCCACCTTCGGACTGCCCCCCTCTGCCTGCTGTGTCTTAGGCATCGCGGGCATCCAGTGCGTCGCGCTCTGCCATCTCGATCCAGCCCTTGATGTGGCGGAGTTCGGTCTGGACCGGGTCGCTCTGGTCGTAGCGCCCGGCTCCGCTCAGGTCGCCTGCAAGCCCGTAGGCGCGCTTGATGAACTCGACGGCTTTGATCCCGTTGATCCGCAGGGGTGTCTTCCCCTCCGCCGGATTGAGGTTGTCGTCTTTGCGGCGCTCAGCTACCTGTGCCATCGCCGCCTCCCTTCTCGTCGTCGGTTATTAGGAGCAGGTCAGGGCAGCGGTAGTCACGGCGCAGCACCGAGTGGCGCTCCGGCTTGTAGAAGCGGCGGTGACCGTGCGGGCGGCCTTGGGGGCTGGGCCATTCGACTAGGACATCGAGCTTTGTCAGACCCAAGATCTCGCCGGGGATGCCGCCGGTCTTTCCCGATGGAAAAACACGTTCCACCCGCGAGCCCCCTTCGAGAACCCTTCCCTTGGCGTCATAGACCTTTGGGTGGTTCATGCCGCGAGCTCCGGTAGCTCAGCGGTGCCAAGCGACTCGTTACCCCAGTAGTCCCAGCCGAGACGGGGCACTCTCTCCCGGCTGAACATCTCTAGGTAGGGACCCGGTGAGACCTGTTCGATGTCATCGAGGAACTCGGGTGGCTTGGCGGAGTGCTTGGGCTTTCCTTCCTCGTAGGGTCGCTTGTACTCAAAGCAGGTGCCGGCGATTTTGCCCGTGGCTTGCAGAGACCCGCGGCGGCAGAAGAGGACGTGCTCGGAGCTGATCCCCCATGCACCCCCAAGGCCGCTGCCCATCGGCTTCTTCTTCCAGGTGAGCAGGGTTGAGTACGTGAAGCCCCAGGCCCTGGCGATGGAGAAGGCCTCCTCGACGTAGCGGTTAATCGTCCAGAGGTAGAGGTGAGCGTGGTCCTGCGCCATCGCTTTGACGGGAAGGGCTGCGATTTCCTCGATGCTCATTGACTGGTAGTCGAGGGGGCGGGAGCTTTGGCTTGGACCGGTGAAGCCTTCGCCACCAGGTGCCCTGCCGGCCTTTACCTGCCACGGCGGATCGGCCACGATGGTGCGGTACTTACGAGACATCGCTCACCGCCGCGAGGTCTCCGAAGATCACGAGGCAACACCCAAAAGGCGGTCGTTCGTTCGGCTTGATCTCTGACTGGCCCGGCTTCAGGAAGCGCATCCGGCCAGCGAGGAACTCGACCGTCAGGGATCCGGCTCGGCGGTAAGGCTCAACGTGGCGCTGCCACCAACCCTGCTCTGTCCGGTTCGCGGGGAGCAGCATGACCACGAGCTCAGCGCCCCCCCCGTGGGCCTTTTCGACCCAGGGCTCGATGTTGCTGTAGGGCGGGTTGCACCAGACCCGCTCGCCCGACCAGTCCTGGGCGAGGCCGTCTTCCTCGAGCGAGTAGAAGCGAGGCAGCTTCGCGTTGTGTGCCGAGGCCGCGACGTCGATCGTGAATTCAAACCGCTCGTGCAGGGGGTAGAAGTCCTCGAAGGTCGTGGCGCGGTCGTCAACGTCCGGGTTCGGTCCGCGCTTGCTTACCTGCTGGCGGTGATTGCGGGCATGGAAGCCGACGAGGCTCATGGCGCCCCCGCCCTCTCTATTTCGTCTGCTGCTTCGTTTAGCTGGGTGGCGAGGTTGCGGGCCTGTTCTGAGGTGAGCTTTGAATAGCGGACCTGGCTCCGGTACTTGAGCGGGGCGGGTGGTGGCGTGGGCACGCGCTCGGTGATTTGCAGCAAGGCATTGATCCCGTCGCTACCCATCACCACCCCGACCTCTAGGTCTTGGCCGTACTGGTCTTCGATGACCTTGTGCTTAGGCATGAGGCGCGTCCTTGTCGACAGGCTTCACGCGGATGAAGGCGACGGTCCCGTCATCGCCAGCCTGCCCCCGAAGCGCGCCAGAGCGTTCGGTGCGACGAATCCAGTCCGCCTCCCTTTGGGTGCGGATGACGTTCCAGCGGTCCCCCGGAAGGCGAACCAAGATGATCGATCCGTCCTCCTCGTCGCGGAAGAGCCGTTCCTCCTCGTACTCGTGGCTCACGCCAAGGCCTCCAACCTGTAGGCCGAAGGGGCGAGGCGTTTCCTAGCTGCCTCTATTCCTCCTGCTAGTTCAACTGCGCGGGTTTGCTCCTCGGGTGCAAGGAACGGCAACAGATCAAGCTCGTGGGCGTCGAAGCGCTGATGGCACTGCTCGGGTGCAAAGACCGGGCAGAGCGGCACGATGTCCAGCGGGTTGACGTAGAGGGTCTTCGTCCCGGTGTGAGCGGGCTGGTCGTACTTGCGGCCCATGATGTGGGCGGCGTCGAGTTCGTCGGTGTCGGCTGGCTCCCAACCGCAGACTCGGCATCGCGCCTCAAGGTCCACCTTGGCGCGCGCGTCATCCCAGATCCTCTTCGGCTCTTTGCGCTGCATCGATCGGCGGCGAGGCTTGCTCGCCACCTTCTCCGACTGGAAGATGTAGCCGTGCTCGCAGACTCGCTCTCGTTTCGCACCGAGGGCTGGGGCGTGCTTGCAGCCGCAGGGCTGAGCGATCCAGGTCGTCATCAGACGATCTCTCGCTCCATGTCGTGCCCGGCCGCTATCCGCTGGGCGGCCCACTCGCCGCACCCGGAGCAAAGCGGTGTCTCGTCCCGATTTACAAGCCGTCGATCAGCGTCGTAGTGCAGCCAAAGACCACAGGCGGCGTGAGCCGTGCAAGCACCTCCGAACTGGGGCATCGGATGCGCGATCCAATAGTGCGCCTCTTTGGTGGGAACCGTGCCCTCGGCATTGCGTGAGCGCTCCCAGTCCTCTCGGAACCCGCGCTGAGGCTGGGCCTTGAAGAGCGGAGCGTCTAGCGGCTCGGGTTTCCGCTGGCCGCTCACTACGACTCGCCCCCATCCTGGTTGCTCTCGTTGAAGGCGAGAGCGGTCTCGATCCGTCGGCGCAACGCTGCTTCGCCGGCCTGGAATCCTTGGGTCCAGAGGTCGTCTGCTTTGTCGTCAACCAAGGCGGCGAGTGAGATGCCGAGCGTGCTGCCCAGCTTCACTAGCAAGTCCTCGTTGAAGCGCCGCTCCCCGGTCTCCAGAAGGCCAATGTAGGAGCCCGAGACGCCCACGAGCTTCCCGAGCTGACCTCGGGTGAGGCCTTGGGAAAGCCGCTCCCGAAGAACGCGCTGGCCGATCTCAGCCACGATCCACCCCCTGCTCGGAGCCGCCGCGAGAAAGAGCGCGATCATGCGCCCAATTGGGCACCGAAGTCCACGGCGTCAGCGGCCACACCCAAGGAAACCAGCGACTGAACCAGAGGCCAAAGCCTTCAGCGGCGAAAGACAGGCGACGCTTGCGCTCCAGGCGCACCCACGCGATTCCGTTATCGAAGCGGCGAGCGGGCGGCCAATGCGGCGCGTTGTACCAGTTGACTTTCACGACCCCTCACCCCCCTGCTCAGGTAGGTCTACCCAGGGGGTGACCGTGCGGGATTGGAGGCTGACCATGTGCCGGTACTCGCCTCCGTGGGCGTCTTCCTTGCGCTGACGATCACGTTCGGCCCATTCGAGGCTGCCGCGGATAGGGCCGCTGAACTCCGCGCCGCCTGCGTACCAAACTGCCCGGTACTCCTTCCTCTGAGTGGGCTGGTTCATGCGGCCCCACCCGCCGGAATCCCGAACAAATCCCGAACACCTCGCGCGCAAGCGGAGGTCAGATTCAGAAAGCGATGGGCGAAAGAGATTCCCGCAGCCGCATTCCAGGGCGGTTGATTTTGCTCCTGCTTGCTCTGATTCTCGGCTGAGCGAGCTTGGGAAGCTCGCGCTCTACCAGCTGAGCTACGTCCGCGTGCCGACTGATTCTATGGCCGGCCGCGCCGCGGCTATCTCCCGCCGCTCCAGCTCAGATGGCCGCCGCCTTCTTTCTCTTTCCGGCGCTGCCGTTGGCAGAGCGGCCGTTTCCGTTTCCGTTCGAGCTCATTTGCGCCTCGCGGTAGAAGTGCTCGGTTGCGCCGCGCACGGGACGCTCGCCGGCTAGCTCGACCAGGCCCGTGCGGCGCAGCTCGGTGACGTGGTAGTTGACGTTGCTGAGCGGCATGCGCAGCTCGTAGCTGAGGTCGCTGGGAGAGAGGGTGCGGCCTCCGTCCATCCCCAGTACTTCGAGGATTGAAATCCGCAGGGGATGGGTATTTGCGCGGGCCAGGAGCTGCCAGTTCATGGAGTCCTCCGATGATTGAGTTACCAACTTCTCGGTATATAGATACCAAAAAATGGTGATCTAAATCATCAAAACCGGGTAGGATTAGGCAGAAGATGGACTACGGGAGGAGATTCGGGATGCTGAGGATGGGGCGGATTTGGCTTGCTGTCGCGATTTCGGGCCTCGTCTTGCTGGCGAGCGCGACGCCGGCCGGAGCGGTCGACATCATCGAAGAAGAGCTTCCGGAAACCGTCAACTCCGGCTGGCAGGCGGGAACCTGCAAGACCGACACGCCTGAATGCAGCGTCGATACCCCAGGGCAGTTCTTCACTCAGGCAGCCGGGCATCCGCCGGTCGGCTTTACGCAGATCATCGTCAAGCATGAAGGCCCCTTCGAAACGCCGGTAGGCAATCTCAAGACCGTCCTGGTCGATCTCCCGCAGGGCTTGAGCGTTAATCCTCAGGCAACGCCCCAGTGCGAACTCGAAAACGGAAAATTCCCGGCTGCGGGCTGTCCGGCGACTACTCAGGTCGGCTACAGCATCATCACCGCAGCCGCTGCGATCCCGCCCATCTCCACGCCACCCGTGACCGCGCCTCCTGTTGCCGTCTACAACCTCGTGCCAAGGGCTGGGGAACCGGCGCGCTTCGGATTCACCCTGCCACTCGGCCTTGGGGAAGTCTTCCTCAACTC